CGTATTGCTGTACTGTTGCGGTACAAATATGCTGCCTGTCCTATAACAAAACTCGTTTCCTATCGGATTTAGATAGTTTACGCTATAGCTAGGATGGGGATCGTAACTACCCACACTTCCAGATATAACACCGTATATAGATGTTTCGGTATACGCAGATAGTGTAGATGTTATGTAATCTCCGTTACAGTCTGTATAGTAATAGTTTAGTGTACTTCCGGTTAAATTGGTTACGTTTACTGTATTAAAACAAGATTGTTTAGGTACGTTGAGTGAGTTGTAATTACCCTGACAATCGGTATAGTATATATCAAACGTTTGTCCAAAAGATCCCGTCGTGGTATCGTTACCCATTATGTAAGAGTCGTAACATCTCACCATGTATTGTAACGAAGACGATCCGCATGAACCTGAGGTTAACACAGGGGTAACCGGTGCGCTTTCAAGATGGTTTACTGCAAAAACAGAATTTGGTATGGCACACACAGATACCGGTTTTCCACCGTTAGATATGCCTGTCTGTGATATGTAGATGTTATTGCAATCGTAATAAGAGTATTGGTAAGAACCAGTAGCCGTCCAAGAATAGCTGAAACAGTAGTCTTGCTCGTCGTAACTGGCATAGTTTCCACACACACCAATATTATTTAGACTGCCTGTCATACCCGTGTCTCTTCCGTAAGTAAACGTGTTATACTTTATACAAGCAGGTCCAACAGATCCAGATAAAGGTAGAGTTCCGGTAACGATAGTACCGTAACAGTCAACATATGAGTAAGGCAAAGCCACGGTACCGATATTAGTTAGTATCGTGCTAACGCATGAGCCTCTGTACCTAGGACAGTTTGAACATTCTAAGGATGAACTTATCAAAGCTGCGTTTACCGGTACGTTTTGGTTGTAAGAATAATCGGCCTCTACGGCAAACTTTGATTTAACAGCGCTTGAAACGTTTTGGTATGTGGCTCCAAGGTTGTAACCGACAAACATGTGTTGTGCACCTGAAACTGAAGACGTCCAAGGTGCTGTTATAGAAGAGGTTTCATATTGATCAAAGTAGTTTGTACTGGCTACGATTTCTGTGCCTCCAAATTCGCCTGTGTATTTTTCCCAGGAATACGAGTTGTTTACGTTTATGGAACCCGAAACGCTGGGTATCGAACTGCTATAGTTGGTTGTGTATTTTAAAACAGGGGCATCTGATCCGTATATGGTAACCGTTTCTAAAGATTGGGAAAAGTTTTGACTCATGTCCATCACAGGCTCGTGTCTCTGATACTTGTTTCTTTCAAGCATGTGAGATTTTACTATGAAGCCTTTAGAGAGGTTTGTCCTTGCGGGTACGAAGTCCTGCGCTATTTTAAATAAGGAGTTGTTATAGTACTTTATAAACCTTATGTACTCTAGGATGTTGTGCTTGTAATTGTATCCTGAAAAGAAACTTGTCTCTAACTTATTCAAAGCAGGATAAGAACCCGAATACTGGTAATTGGGATCACCTATGTATTGGTCCATGTTAAAGGCTCCAAGGGAACTGGATATCATAAGGTTTATCTCATCAGAAGGCGAAAAGCCAAACTCTATGTCCTTTGAGTTCAATCTTGCCGAGTTATCGTAATACTGTAAAGACACGTACGGATCAAGCAGAGAAGAACTTATTTCTAAAGTCACGCTAGACCCAGAAACCTTTACGTTTACAGGTAGGTCATATATGCCATCGATGTCTGTGGATTTTACGCCACCGAATTCGTTTAAAGTCAATATGGAACCTGTTACGCCGAATATGTTTGTTAGAGCGTTTAATGCGTCTCTTGTACCCTTGGTCTTGTAAAGGTACGGAATGTTGTGATATAACCTCTTGTATAACTCGTCTTGAATGCTATTCGCAGATATCGTAGGTGTGCTAGAAGTAACGTAGTTTGATATGTGTTCAGAACCTGTGGGAGGCAAAAGACTTCCGTCCTGGTTTATACCAAACATGCTATAGTATAGGTTGTCTGATATGTTTGTATTCGTGTATAAGGTAAACCCAAGATTCATCAGTGCGTCTGCGACCAAATCTGGGGATATGCCTGTTTTTGGGTTGTTTGTTGCCTCAAAACGATTTGTAACGTCCTTGTAATACAACCAGATGTTATCAAAATGCTGACCGATCATGTTAACAAAGGTAACGTAAGGTTGGTTTGATTCATCGTCTAATATGTATTGAGGAATCGTATAAACCAACATGTCCTTATTGGTGGCATCATAATAAGAGGCAGAAAATAGGATAGAACTTCCAGTAGAACTCGGTAAAGTTAAATTTGATCCAAGCCAATTTTTTGCTTGAGATGATGTTACGGAACATAGATTGTACGGTTGAGTAGAGTTTGATTTTGGCCAAGCAAAAGATTCTAAATTATAGTATAAGTAATACTCGTAGTTATCAAAGTTGGTTATGATACTGTTTACAGAGTTTCTTAGATTGACAACAGACGAAGATATCGCCGTGCTATTAAGTCCTCCCTGTAAAGATAGTTGTTGGTTTATCTGGTTGTTGTAGTTCTCTATTGTCCCTACTTTGGTTACGAAATTCTGTACCCTATCGACAGCGCTAGAGAAGTGAATAAAGTTTGAAAAATTCGTATAGTCAACGTTTATGTTAACAGACTTGTCCTGATAGTAACTCAACATCTTTTGAAAAGAGCTACTTACAGGCGTAGATAACAGAGAAGTGTAACTGTAATACGGAGTGGTCTGACCTTGCTTTTGGTTGATAGCAACGTTAAAATTCGGACCCCTAAGAGGGTTTTGTTCCGATGTCTGTACAGCTTCTACTTGGATGTTGACGTTGTATATCGCCGACTCAGCAAGTTTTTCTACTATCCAAAGAGTGCTTTTTAAATCGTAGTCAGAAGGTAGAGGTTCGTATAGCTTTATCAGCAGATAAGATCCGGTATCGTCTTCTGTATATGCAACGTTAACGGCTATTATCGCGTTGGTGTTTCCAAAGTTTAGATAGAAATCATTAAAGTAATTGAGACCGGCTATGTACGCTTGATACTGGTTGAAGCCATTTAATACATCGGTGTTACTTAAAGAGTTTGATGCTAACTTTATCTCTTTTCTACTCGTTGATATTTCTTTTATCCAATACGGTGAAAGGTAAGAGGAGTTAAACAGGTTTCTATAAAAGTTATACTGAACGTTTAAACTACCCCTATCGTATCCTCTTGAAGTCAAATCTCCTTGAGGATCTAATATCATTTCGTTGTGTAATCCGGTAACAGAATTTAGGTTTGATCCCGGTTTGTAAGAAGATACGTCATATACAGAATCTAAAATATTGTTATTATCATCAGATATAAACATCTCAACGTAATCATTAGGATCACCGAATTGAGTATAGATAAAATTGTTTGTTATTAAAGCATCATCAGCCTGAGTATAGCTCTGTGCGCTATTACCAGTACCTGTGTATGATATGTTTACTATATCTGCCATTACGATATATTAGAAATGTTTAAGTATGTTGAAGTCAATTGAATTATCTGTTCCCTCAAAGAGTTTATTTCGTCTATCAAAGCCTGTTTTTCTTGGTCTATCGAACCTGCTCCTACGTATGCCGTGCTCTGTTGTATCAGATACGTATGAGAGTTTGTAGATCCGGTTACAGGGATATCGTAAAACAATTGTCCATAGTAGTTAAAGAAATCAGCGACGGTTACCGGTGCCGCAGAACTTGTCGTAACCGGTTTAACCAACTCACTAAAAGAAGTGTCCACTACTTTATTATATGTATTGATACCTCTAACTTCTTTTACTAGGTTTAAACTTTCCATCTCTATCTTACTATTTTAAATGAATTATTGTTATCTACGTCAATTATCTCCCCAGTCGGTAAGTTTATTTTTAAGAGTATCTTATAATACCTTTCTGGTTCCAATCCGCTCATGTAGATCGGGAAGAAAGATCCGCTTGAATCGCAGCTTATTTTGGTATAAGAGGTATCGAAGTCTATCACCATCTCCTCTGTCTTAACGTCCTGGATTGCCCAGTATGAAGCGCTAGGCAGTGCTTTGTTTACGGTGTATATTGAACCGGTTGAAAAAGATCTGGCCGGGTACTTATCCCTTGCGCTTACTCTAAACACGTATTTCGTTGTATCGTTCTTGAATACCCCTGCGTTGTTTCCTATGGTCAGTATGGTGTTGTTTCCAGATACCACAGTAAGACTTCCTGTGCTATAAGACGAATCGTCCCACTTAAATTCTAACGTAGGAGGATATATCGTATGTGTGTCTGTACTAAAGAAACTGAGTCCGATGTAGCTACCTGTGTTTTGTTCGGTGCTCAAAGGAAGCTTAACTAAGAATCCATCATTCGGCTGATTATTCACTAACCAATTGGTTACTATAGGGGTTACATTAACGTTTACGTCTTTGTAATCTTTATAACCAAAAGATTGGGTAACGTACGTAGAAGTCCATGAACCGCCGCCCTGTGTATACAGATACTGAGAACCAATCCAGTTTGTAGAGCCCGAATTATAAGATCCGGTATTGTTCCAACACACCCCGTTTTCTGTGATTGGGTTGTCTGAATACAGACCTGTACCCATGTCCCAAGACTGTGATGCCTGTCTGATTTCTATGTTATAAGTAGTATTTAGGTTCTGTGCGTTTGCGAGATAAAGTTTTAAACTCGATGAAAAGTTTGCTCCGTTTACAGTACTATATGCTGTTTGTAGATCGGAAGTGCTAAACAGTACCAAAGACCTTCTTATGTCATCGGCAGTACCTGCGCTCAATACAGCAGAAGGTACAGAACTGTTGTAACAAGCCACCTCTAATATCTCATCAAGTCCCGTGTTTTGTCCAGGATATGCTGAATACATAGTTGCATCTGCTGAAGCGAATATTTTATATACTGCCATTTTTTATGTTTT